TTATTGGACACTTCCCTCTTTGACAGTCCACTCTGTGGTGAAGCTGCACCATATAACTGAACATTCTCAAAACTAACATATAATGTATAACCACAAGTAGTTGAACCAGTAGGAGCTTGAAGAGGATCATAAGGATAAATAGATAAGAATCCTAACCCAAATCTGTCACTACCAGCAAGAACTGCATTTAGCGGAAAATAAGTATTAACAGAAGCATAAGGAATAAGCAATTCAGCTACACTTTGTGTCGACAAATCCAACTCAACGTGAGGAACAGTAGTCCTTTGAACTAAAGAAGAATTATGAGCATACAAATAGTTAGCAGCTTTTAAATTGGAGGGTACCCAAGTATTACCTCCGGTAGCTGTAAAACCTAACATATATCTACCTTGCTGAAACTTATTAGCATTAACCACTAATCTCATCCTCATATCCATTCGAATTCCTAAGAATCCTGTAAGCTTCTGTCTCCATAATGAAGCACTAGCAGCATTTATAGCAGCATAAGGCATAGAGTAAGTATTAAAAATTGAAAAAGTATCAGTCAATTTAAAAGTATCTGCAGTTAAAACAATCGGTTTAGCTAAAAAGTCTATCACCGAAGCAATCATATCTTGAGTATTTCCCATTCTGGTAATAGAATAGTCAACATGCGTAACATGTGATTCGTCTTTAACTACCATTACATGATCATCTACAAATTCAGTAGTATTATGTTGGGCTGTAACGCCTACAACTTCATTTGAAACCGTATTATCCGGGGTTTCAATCGGAGCAGTTTTACTTCCTGCTGAAGATTCTATATTATTATTAGAAAGTGAAGTTTTCATTCCAAGTTACACTTTTAGCTCGGAAAGTCAAGCAGATCTATTTTTATGGTAGGACCGCTACCGTCCTGTTTGTGTTTCTTCCTAAATAGGCAGGACTTCTCTCTCGCAGCAATATTCAAATTTACATCTGCTTGAAACAAAGTAAAAAGGTATAAGATCACACGAGAAAATGGCCTTCGGGGCCACTTTGGTTATTTAAGTAAACCACTCTATTATCCAAGTTTTTTGACATTGGGGTCGGGTATACGGTTATTTAAGTAAACCACTCTATTATGTAGATTTAAGGCTCTACGTACCTATTTTTCAAGTTTAACGACATTGGGGTCAAAAAGAAAATTACTTAGAAGTAATACTCCAACCCAAGAACGTTAGAATAACAATCTTGAAAGTTCAACGGAATATCTCCATGAGGTTGAATCTCTGGCAAAACTTCTTGTTTAATAGAAACTAAATGATCTCTCCAGTATTCAAATTTCTCTTGACCATGTAAAGAAAACTCTCTAATAGCAAAAAGCATATTATCTACTGAAATTTGATCACCTTCCTTCCTCCTTTTGGTCCAGTTAAGCATTTCTGCTATGGCACTTTCCCTAAGAGGAGCGACCCATCTATTCAAAACTTTATCCTTCCTAAAGGATCTTTTAAGAAACTCGACATCACATAACTGTCTAAAAGAAGTAACAGCCTCGCCTTTAAGCTCGGTAGTATATTCATTTCCAATTTGAGCCATAAATACTGGAAGAGTCATCTCATTAAAGATTTCTCTATATTTATTAACTACACTAAAAACATTATCATCTCCTAATACAATTAAATAACATGAAGTATTAAATTCTGAAATTTTAAGTCCAGACAGTTCCCAAGAAATTCTAAAAATAACATTATTATACATAGTATTGACAATAGCCGTAAGAGGATTCCCACTAGGTAAACCAGAGTTCCACTCATAAACTAAGCCTCTAAATATATGTCTAGAATTAGTAATTTCCATGAATAAAGCTGACCTTATAAAATTATCAGGATTATCTTTACCATACCAACGATTAATCAGATCTAAAATACCATTATGAACTACAGTCCATTGTCTAGTATCAAAACCTCCTTGATCGCCAGCAGCAATACACTTCTCCTGGTCAGAATCTGAAAATTTTAAAAGTCTTCTAGCTATAACATCCCAATCTGAAGAATAAGGATTTACTCCTACCGCAGACCCAACATTAGAGTTTTCTCTGACATACATAGAAATAAAAGAACCAAAATACATCCTAAATAACACTAACATAATAAAAGGACAGGCAGAAAATAATCTCGTTTTTCCTTCTAAAACTTTCATCCACTCTCTAGTTTCATCTTTTCCACATTGCTTATAAGCAAAAAATGGTCTAATTCCAGATTTATACATCTCAAGAATACTTTCGACTAAAACAGCGATGCGCCGATAAGCATCTTGAGCTTTTTCTAAATCATTGTCTATTAAAGCCTGGTAATAAAGTTTTTTAAGATCTTCCTCTTGAGAAAGACACATAGGAAACCCTGAACTTGTAGAAGAACTAATCGAATTTATATTATCAAAACAATGAAGGGCTTTTTCCAATGGAATAACAACCCTATCTTGTCTACTGGTTCGATCATATTGTATAATCAAATTTTCATAAGACTGAATAGCTCTCTCCACTAATCCTATAGGTATATCTGGAGCATTTTTCCCGTACTTGTTAAAAGCTTTCATTAAAGGATCAATTATATTTCCTTCCTTATCATAAAAGGGTTTCAACTTAGCTGGCATACTCTTAACCATATTGAATGGCGAAGGTAATTTAGAAAAAAACTTAGATTTCCTGATGTCTGATTTCAGAACTTCGGGGGGTATATACTTAGGATCTAATCTACCTATTGGTTTCATATTAGCTTGAGGTTCAATATCTTCTTCAATCAAGAAGCTAGGTATTTCTTCGTCAACAAACGTCTCTTGTTCACCAAAAGTAGCTAAAATTAAATCCTCTAAAGATTCTCTATCAACCGCCGTCGCAAAACCTATCTTACCTCCACCAGCAACATGAACTCCACAAATAACTCTATTCTCAAAATTCGAATCTGAAGCTATAAGTATAGATCCACAATCTCCATTGGAACATTCTAATCTATAGGAATAAGTCTCAAATAGATTATAAACAGAATTATCATGTAACCAGGTAGCCGCTACCATGCGACTTCCTTTATCAAAGCTAGCCTGAGTATAGTGATTCCTTAAAGAAATAGCATCTGAACGTACATCGGGATGATAAGATCCCAATAAAGTAGCTGAGAATGAAGTAGAATTCAATAAATTATATACATCTTTTCTATTAAGATAACTAGATATAGCACCTTTTGACATCCTTTGAGCAGACGATACCTTTACTAAGCACAAATCTCTATTAGAAGCATTTTCAGTAGTCTTAAAACTATCTAAAAATTCTTCTAAAGAAATAGAATAACGATTCGAACCAGAAGAAGTAACAAATACTACAGTCGCACCTTTATAAATGCTTTTCTTCCTGTAACCATCTACCATAAAGATAAAATGAAAAGGAATAAGAAACAACTGCGACTTTAAATTCACAGCATGACCTAATCTAATAACTTCGTATTCATTATTTTCGCCAGCATGATCTACAATATACATTATAAAAAAATACTTATTGAAAATTTGGCTACTACATCATTAACATTATTACGTCCGCCGAAACTACTACTATCAAACTTAGGTAGTCCTGAAAATTCAAAATCTGGAGCTAAACCTGATTGAGGAGTTACCTCCGGTCTAACTCTACTAGATAATTTAATCAAAGTACGAGGACCACCAACTCTTTTACCCATACGAGCAACATCAACTGATTGTGGTTCACTTATAAGGACTTCAAAAAACTGCTTAAGATATTTAACTCCCAAAGCAAAAGCTCCTGCTCCTGCTAAAAAGATAATCCAATGCTTTCTAATAAAACTCAAAGTATCTCCAAAAAAATTGATTACTCTGTCTATAGGGCTGATCGCATATCCTTTTACCTGAATCCATTCCTTTTGTCTAGTATATGGATTAACACCAATCGTCAAGAAATCACGATAATGTTGATCAAGTTTCTCCATCAGTAAATCTGGATTATTGATACAAGCCTCCAAATCAGAACAATCTAGTCCATTCCTTAGATATAAGTCTATCGAATTCGAGAAATCTCTTTCATACAAATCCAACCTTCTCATCTTTTCTAGCTTAGACCAAAATTTAAAATCGTAATCATCCAAAGTACTTTTAGGTAAGCCAGATAAAAATCTTCTAAATTTAGCTCTTGTAGATAAATCAGATTGAGCTTCAATTGGCACAGCATAAATAGGTTTTCTAGTAATAGAATATCCTAACTCTTCAGCAAGATCTTCAACTAGCCTACTCTCACTCCTACGGTTAACATAGAAGTTTTGTTTGTGTTGAACATGCCTTTGGATAATAGTATCTATAAGTTGTTTTAATGTCACTACTATCTTTTCGGATGAATTAGAACCTTTCTTCTGAATCATAGTCAACTTCCAAAAGTCATTAGGAATCTCAGATGAATACTTGTATAAGTCATTCATAGGTAATTTCGAAAAATCCATCTTGTGATCTCCATCTTCATATTTTGGATTAACAGTAACTTCGACTTCTATATGAAACCTTCGTTTAACTGCTCCAATGTCTGTTACAGATTGAATACCTGACCAATTTTCTAAATTACTATTAGCAATAACAAAAGCAGACCTAAAGTATACATTATTCTTCTGAGCTATATTTGCCATTTTTAAAGGATAAGGAGCACTATTAATCATATCTATGACTTTTAGCGCATCAGCATCACTATCAGCTACAGCATCTCTTCTCTGAAAAATATCATCAAAAAAGATAATCCAATTTTTGTTCGAATAACTATCCCAAAATTGATCTTTCGGTACAATTCCAAAAAAATCTTTACTACTTTCTTCGTAAGCAGGTTTCCATTCTTC